ACTTGATTGGTACTCCGCATGCGGATTGCAAAAGGGTAAAGCTCTTCTCGATGTCAGTAGCAAACGTCATTAGCTAACGACTGCCTCGGAGTTACTGACCGCGTCGGACACGACAATTTGGACGCCGAAACTGGATTCGGGGTACGGGGCTGGGGCCCCCGTTGTCGTCGTCGCGGTGCGTGATCTCTGCAATTGGCCTAGTGATTGCCGTGACATTACCAGCATGTTTGGCTTACGTCCTACAGGGAACGTATCCAACAAATTGGAAATCTTGTCATCAGTCAGAAGACCGTCAGCGGAGGTATCGAGGTTGCATAAGCGACCTGCGGACCATGCGGAACCGTAGATCAACCCGCAGTAGCCGGTGACCGGTGTCCAGTACGAACCGTAATGGCCGGTGGAGCTACCTGCTGTGCGAATGATTGAAGTATCTTTCGCTTGAATAACGCCTTCGTTACCCCACGCTAATTGCACATCGTTAAAGCCAGTACGCACGGCCCATACTGATGTACATCCATCAGCTTCGTCCCCGCCGCCAGTGATGACGGTAGAGTCTGCTAAAGCATCAAGCTCATCAGCTAAAGCGGCAAAGCCGTTAGTGTTTTCGCCGTACAGCACTTCCTGTTCAATTTTGAACATCATGGCTTGCATGTGGTTCCGTAATTGCATTGCCAAGAATGCACCGGGACCTAATCGGTAACCTTCAGCAGCCGCTATATCGCAATTGAAGCTAGCATCAGCAATCGCTAATGAAACCGTCACTTGCGTATGGTCGGCCACGTCATTTTCGGCCCCGTCATTTAAATTTCTGAAGCCAACTGTCGGTGCTCCAACGGTCTTGAGGTACTTCTCCTGCGTTCCGTTGATCGAATAGGCACTTAGTCTTTGAATCATCGGCGCTTGATTGAGAACATCATTCACATTGAACTCGAGATTGCTCTCGTTCATAGTGATGATCTCTGCACTTGTATAGTAATCGTCAGCCATCGTCGGCTACTCCTTTACACTATTTGTTTAGTTGTTGTTCGAAAATGGCTGCTTGGTTAGCAATGAAATCGCTACCTACACCAGCGGCTTTAAGTTCTTTAACGCGGCTTTGCAAAGCTTTAGATTCCTCATCTAACTCACTTGAGCTAGAGAAGCTTAATGGGGCTTCTTCACCACGATCTATGTTGCGAAGCTGGCTGTTCTCGTCCTTCAAGGATTTGTTTTCCTCCTCTAAGGTCGCGATGTGTAAGCTAAAGCAATCTTGAATGCTCTTGCCTTCTACAAACCAGACTGCACCTTGCTGACCGAACAACTCGACGTAGCGTTTTCCGTCAGCTTGACTTAGCTGTGCGTCAGCAGGAGCCTCTTGCTCTGCAACTACTTCGTTTTCTTCGATTTCAGCAGGAGCCGCATCTGCAACGACATCTTCAACTTGCTCCTGAACCTCTGCGTCTACCGCAGGTTCTTCAACAGCAACGTCCTGATTGTCATCAGACATTTGTGTCTCTCCTTTAAAATCGACTAGGTAAGAGCTACCCTGTTCGGATAGCACAACAGATTCTGTGTTGGCGTCAGCACCGTATGGCGTGATCGCCACTCCCCGCAAAGGGAATGTTCTAATGACTGTGGCCGGGCCGGAGAACTGACGGTTATTGACGGAAACTTGCGATCCGTCTGGTACGTTCTCGACGGTAATTCCGTCACCACCGAAGTTGATTGACGCTTGCCAAGGGATGCCAGCCTTTGACCGGCGGGCAATGTCAGCAGCCCGGTCATCTTGCGAAAAGCTAATGAGCTTTCCCTCGACTCGGAGTCCATCCGGCTCTGCGCTGAAGCGGTCGAGGTAACCAATGACCTCGCCAGGGTCGTGATTAAAATCAATTGGTATCTTGGGGGCAACGTTCATGCCGTCTAGGTCATGAATTGTCTGCTGCCCCCAGTACCAGTGCTCTATCGCCCCGGAAGACCTTGCGAGCAATGAGACCTCGTACTCAGTGGCTCCATTGTCGTCAGTCTTAACTTCGTTGATCGTTATTTCACCTGCGGAAAAACGCAGGGCTTTACTCTCCACTTGTTTCTTCATAATTCATCCTCGTCATCTACGATTTCAATCGCTTGCTTTTGGATTTCTTTTCCGGCTTCGTCGGCTTCCAGCGGCACGCCCGCCATGTCCACGATGATTCCGGCCTCAGCCATGTATTCCTGTTCGGATTGCAGTTCATCTACAACGTCACGGAATTCTTTCCCATGGCGTTCACGCACAACCATGCTGCGCGTTTTGAGACCTGAGTTAATAGCCGCAATGTCGGCATTGATTTCCTGAAGAGGGTTCCACCACGGCGTTCCGTCAGAGACCCATTCCCAGTTCAGATCGCCCAGCGTCATTCGACCGGGCAGTTTAAGTGTGCCGTCTGCAATGAATAGCTTCATGCGCCAGCCGGTAATATGATCGAGCAAATCACTTAGAGCGGCCTTCTTAGCACTGCAAGCCTTCTCATAGTGAATAAAAGCTGCGCGGCTGCCGAAGAAGTTTGTAAAGCTCTCGTCAAAAAATGACATCGGGATATCGAGACTTTTTAAACTCAGACTGATCATCTGCTGCGAAAAGTTTTGAAACTCGTTAGACGGGTTCTTACTCTCAATGATTGATGCCTCATCGCCCGGGTCGAGGTCCAGCATTACGGGCCCCTTGCCGAAGTCAACTTTATAACCGCCAGTCACGTCATCACTTTTGGTGACATCACTGAAGCCACCAGAGCTTTCGCGGCTCAGCACGAGCCCGAACATTTGCGAAATCTTGAGTTTGCCCAGCGCAAAATCATACGCCTCATAGCAATCTCTAAGGGTGTTGATTGCCGGGGCGAGTAATGAAACGCCCCTTATCTGGTCAAACCTTTGGTAATAGGCCAGATGGTAAATATTCCTCGCGTCGACAGTACGCTCGAAGTCATAACCGCCTGAATCGTCTCTTCTCCAGATGGCGACGCGTTTAGAGCGACCACCGGGGGAAACCTGAATGCCGTGTACCCAGTCGTTGGTGGTATTTTTGTCAGGATCACGCACTCGGTCAGACTCAATTGCCTGAAGTTGACCGTTTGATAGCTTTACTAAAAAGCAGTCGCCATCAACTGTTCTTCTTTCTTCTGCCATGCGGATGAGGCTTGGCAGGGAATGTCGGCCCGACACATCGCAGTTATAGGGCCGACTGAACCAATCCATTAGGGCTCGCAACTCAGCATCTAAGCCTTTGTCGCCCGTCTTCGGTTCAAAGCTAAACCGGCTCACGTAATCGAGATGTCTTCGTATTGCCCAAGCGGCAACTGAGAAGTTGCGTTGTAGGTCTCGCGCAGCGTTGGTTAAACGTTTACGTTTTGTGGGGGTGAGGATTTGGTCGGTGGATTTCAGCCGAGTGGTCGGAGTAAATCTGCGATCCGATGTAGCCGCCCCATCGTAATCGAAATTCGTTGCTCCACGCCATTGGCGAAAGCGATCAGCTATCATCTGAAGCATGGTTTAATTGAATCTGGGGTGAAAGGGGTCTGGTTCCTTTCGCTCGGGCGACTTTCTTTTCCCAGCGTGTGAGCTCTTCAAGCAATTGTTTGCGCGAAACCTGAAGCGTGACGCCGTCGATTGTCGTTTGGACAACTGCACCGGAGCCAGCTATGATTTCTGCTTGAATCTTGGCGACCATTTGTTCTTCAAAGGTCGGAACGCTGCTTGTCGCGTCTGAGCGAGTAATGTTTGTAGCCATTACTCAATTTTGCAGCGGTTTATAGAATTCCAGTTAGACTGGAAATAGGCAGAGTCGATTAAAGGCTTTCGGTGAGTTTGCCTACTTCGCTAAGAATTGCGGTAGCGGTATAGTCCTTGGAAAGGAGCGTGGCGCGGACGAAAACCATATTATCGTCCTCCTGTAGATATCGCATCTCCGAAAGCATATCTTCCAGCGTGTCAACGAATCTCTCTTCGATACTATCGTTACCGAATGTTTTAACTTCTAAAACTATCATCTCTCTTCCCCCATACCCGTATTATGGTGAAATCTCCTTGAGTAATAACTCTACCACCTCTTAAAGGGCGGTTCCATTCCGAAATTGTCGTTATTTTTAAGGAGGGTTGCCACCCGCTGTAGCGTTTTATGTACAGGAAGTGACACATCTGGTCACTAAGTCAGTGTTCTGACTGAATTTTCTTCGCAAGATTCACGTCTTGAACGAGACCGGAGTAGAGTTTAAGCATCTCTTTCGTCATATGCCCCGTAACAGCAGCAGTAGCCGCGAACCCGTGTTTACGAGCAAGCAACGCGGTATAGTAATGACGCAGCTTGTGGGGCGTAAAGTGCACCACCCTTTTTTGAACCGGCTCATTGTTTCGGCCAAGAGGATCACTAACTGTGTCCCACCAACCACCGGCAAGGTTTACCTTTTCGATCAAAGCATGCAACTCTGTGTTGAATCGCTCGTTCGAGAAACGGTCGCTGGCTTTGCCTACCTTCGTTTGGTGCTCATATTCTGACGACCAAGTAACGTCTCGTTTCTCAGGGATTACCCCAACCGCATTTAACGTGTATAAGGTTGTATGCTCTTCCCGATTCCAAGTAAAACCTTCATTGCAGACGTGTGTTATGCGTGCACGAGTTTTTTTCGTACTAATTTTATAGCCGTACGTTTTCAACCGGCGAAAAACATTATTTAATGTCGGACAGCCTTTGGGAATTAAAGCCGTTAGCTCTCTACTGTTCGTAACCCCAGCCTCCAAAGCAGCAGCAACCGCTTTGCAACCGGCGGTGTGATTGTCAGGAACATCGTACTGTAGTTGCTTCCACGAGCGAAGGACTCGAGTTGAAAAGACGAAGCCACTGTCGGCCAACGGAGCCATGTCATGGAAGTTCTTCAACGCGGTAACGCATTTTGGTCCTAAGATTATTTCGAGACACATATGCTCTTCTGTTTTATGCCTTGATGGTCGATAAATCCAGCAGCCACAGTCATCCTCTTCCGACGTATCTAATTCATCCCAACGCATATTGCATAAATTTTGCGGTCTCATCGCTGAGTTGCTCGCTACAATTATGACGGTTCGCATAAACGGGTCGGCTGCATCAATTAGAGCCTCAACTTCTCCCTGTAACGGGACCACTACTTTAGATTTCCCTTTTACATGGCCGTCCTGTTTCGTAAGGTTCTTAAGAGAGCCAATAGCGAGCACGGTTGAGTCCGGCACGAATCCACGTTCACCGGCGGCACGGAATATCTCTTTGATCTTATTCATCTGCTCGTTTATGTATTCTCTGTTGTGGTTGGTCATCTCCACTTCTAGATCACGTAGCTTACGGAAGTCTTCGAGGGTGAAATCTGCGGCCCTCTTATGGCTAATCGGTTTCAGAATCTTCCCAACGCAATTAAGAAAGCTAAAATACTTCCTCAGCTTCTGGTCATACGTGAGGTGGATTGCCGGATCATATTGTTTCTGCAAGCACTTATGATTGTAGAAATCTTTGAATATCGCACGGATATCGTAATTATATTTCTGACCCGGCTGTTGCTCTTCAAGCTCCGGTGTGATTTGGCCTCCGAATAATTCATCGCGGAGCTCTTGAAGTGACCGGTACATCTCCGGTGAACCATTAACCCCCCGCAAGTAGCGATAGGGTCTGGTAATCTTGCCCGTCTCGACGCACTTCATCTTCAGCCTGACGAAAGGTCGCCCTGACGCTTTGTGTTCTCCGACCTTGAGTTGCTTTGGTCCCACATATATCTTTTCTGTTTTATTCATCGTTGCACCTTTCCTGCTTTTTGTAACTTGGCCTGAACTTCATTGATTCTTCGGATGTTATTCTTGGTTCTGGTAATATCCTCTCGGTATCTCTTTAGGTCGTCACCGTTGTAGTACGGAGAGTTGTCTTTAATTTTTTGTGTTACGGATTCTACTTGCTCTTCGAACTCGTCTAACCGCGTCTGCAATAAATCATCTTCGATCATCAAAGCTACCCGAACTGCGTCAGCTTGTTTGGTTGTTAAATTGAGAGTGATCTTACTCATGATGCGTTCCTTATGTATTGCTTGATTACTTTCTCGGCAGCATTGAATGTGCCGAACCTTTTCTTGGGATCAACTAGAATCGTATAACCCAGAGATGGGTCTTGCGGGTCGTCTTGCACATAGCACTTGTAATAAGGCTTGATGTATTTGGACCGTTGATCCTTGGGCAGTTTCTTCCAAGGCCTGGGAGAGAGAGTGCTCTCCGTGAAACAAATAAT